AACAACGCTAAACCCTCAAACTTTTAATCACCACAAACAAACGAAACAATGGCTTCGACCAAAGTTTTCTGTGTGCGTGACGAGGACGCGATTGCGGAACGTGCTGCCTTGCTGAGCGACGTAGGTCTCAAAACCTTCATGTCGGCAGGAGCGCGCAACGCTGAGAGGGCCGCCGAGTGCCAATCGGAGTGCATTTACCGTCCAACGGTCGAGCCTCTGACTGGGCTGTGCTCAGGCGGTGATGGTCACAGTGGCACCCACCCTAAGCCCACTGACCAAGGAGAAGAGGCGGCAAACATCGTCGTCGGGAGTGACCCTTCTGGCGGGAGTACTTGCCTTTATGGCATGGCATGCCCGCCCCCCTTTTCCTTTTATGTAAAAATAAAAATAAAAACAAAAACAAAAAAATCACCATTTCCCCGGCTCGTGCTTTCGTCCCGACTCCCGGCCCTTGTGGTCATCGGGCTCCCATCACCCATTTTCTCCCGGCTCATGTTTTTAGTCCGGTTCCAAGCCCTCGTGGCTACCGGCTCCCCATCACCATTTTGTTGGGCGGTGGCGCCCGTTTTGTGCGGAAGCGTTCGGGGGGAGGGAGTGTTGGCGGGCGTGGAGGGCGTGACCAAGGATGGCTCCGTTGGGCCGTTTGGTTGTTCGCCCTGTTCGCCGGCATTGTGGTTGCAGGTGACGGCGGAGCCACACCTTGCCATCTCAACGCCGATATCAGTCGCGGCTGTGTTGTCGCCACTGAGAAAGAGTATGATTGGTATTGCTGGGGACCGGCTGGCAGTCCGGACATCCCAGAATGCCACGGCAATTTTTTCATCGCCCGGGGAACGCCATTCAAGGACGAATTGGTGGTGTACACTTGCCCGCCGTTTGTGACGTGGGCGGCTGCTGAACGATGGTTGGACGAGGTTAAAAATGAATGGTGCGGACTTGATGGACTGCCACTTGCCGACGCGTCAGCCGACGTGGGCACCATTCGTGACATTGAGGAGTTGATGTCAACGCGAGGAAAACGGGCAGCCGCAAAGAGCTCTCGCGTGCCGAACGGCTGCTGGCAAGTTCTCGGCAATGACGCCTGGTACTGCAAGCGCACAAGCATTACAAATGCTGTGCTCACAGCTGCTCGCGTCGGAGCGGAGATGGTCGGCCATTCCGTTTGGAAAGTCGCTGACATGTCGGCTGATGCGCTTGAACGTTGGGCGAAAGCATTGATTGGCGGTGGCTCGCAACCCCACTGGGCGCACGGAAAACGTTTGGCGAAACTCGCCAACGCGTTCACACCGGGCGTCGGGGTGGTGCTTGCCGACATTGCGGGCGAAGCTGAAACGCTGGTCAACGTTCAAAACACGTCCCAACGGATCGCGTCGGATGCTTTGTTCGACAGTGCACTGAGTCGACCCATTGCCCAAGCTTACGGTGAAGTAAAACAACGAAATGCTGCCGCCAATGAGCTCACCCGACGCGTGGACACCAAAATGGCGGAGTTGCGCGGTTTGAGACACGACATTCAACGATTCGGCGAGGACAGTGCCGATTTGATCATGGTGCTGGATAAGGCCCGTGAAGCTATGGATGAGGCTGATAAACTCGTGGCCGAACTGAACAAAGTGACGTCAGTCAAGCGCATTCAACTTGAACGACGGGCGAACGACGCGTTGGGCACTGGGTGCCGTCTTGAAGACGAACTCATTGCCACTCGAGACATCGTGCGCAGGGCAGAAGTTGGAGGCGATATTACCACATGGCGCACGCCAGTGGAGATTGCCCACCTCGAACCTTGCGCGCAGTGGAACTCCAACGAGACTCAGTGCAGCCAAGCGGCTCCACCAGTTCGCCTCGTGGGCAGCAACGTGCAATGTGACGGTGGGTTCAGCGTCGAGAGCAACGGGAGTGTTGTGGCAGTTGTGTCACCCGCAGGAAATGCAGTCGCGCCAACCAACCGATGCTGCCGCTTTAATCATGCTGACGGCACCACTGCCGCAGCTGGTTATAAGTGTGGACCCGTTAAAGTTGGAAGCAGTGGCCGAGGCATCGCCTACACGGGCAAGGTCGTTGGAATGACGGCGGACCTCGCTGCAGTCATCGGCCAAGCCACCCGGGAGTTGCCAAACGGCCAAAACGGAACCGCTGCGGCGTGCCGCGTGATTTATGCCGATGGGCTTGGCACTGACAGCGACTACAGCTGCAGCGTCGTTGCCCACGGTAAATGGACCGGCGCCCCCGTCACTCGGTATGATGGCAAGCGTCACGACACCGTTGGAAAACTGTGCCAAAAAGGACTCGCCGACAGCCGGGCCCCCAATGCCACCATGAAGCGATTGCCAAGTGGCAAAGAAATACAGGTGCTTGTTGCCTGTGTCCCTGCTATTGGCGAAGTTGAGCGGACCGTCGTGCCTCATCTGACACGTGAAGGCCGCTACATCGGCTTCGGTGAGAAATGGGCGCACGGTTTTTGGCGAGTCGCCCGGGCTGTGGCGGCGGTCATGCTCATTGGGGCAACCAATGCTCTTTATGGGCCGCGAGCTGGAATCGTAGTTGGCGTGCTTGCCATTTTGAGCAGCCAATACGCCTTTGCCCATGAATGCAGTGCGGCAGGATACGTGTTCGATGCGCAGCTGGAACTGGCCGACGGCGTTCGCCGCGACTACAGTTATGAAGGCTTCGCTCGGGCAGGAACCTGCCTGAAATTGGAACATGAGCAGATCGTGGTCGAGTCTGTGAGCGTGCGTGTCGACTATTCTTGGGTTGGGCTTGCCCATCTTGAGTTTGGCTGGCAATGCACAACTGACGTTGGTTGCACGCTTGGCGAGGGTGAGGCTGTTTGCCATCGGCCCACCATTACCACTGCCCGAATCCAACGATGCTGGAATGAGGAACGAGGAATTGGTCGCGAACCCTGTTATTACCCGGGCGCTGTTTGGGTGGTCACAGATTGCGTGGCTGCGGACGTCCCGATTGCCGAAATGCCGAACCAAGGCTACATTTGGTCGCTCACTGAGGGCATTCATGCTCCGGTCATGCGCCTGTGTGTCGGCGGCACCGAACAATGTTGTGAGACGGACGGGGCCGGGAAATGTAAACTCGGGTCGACTGAGATCATTGTGTCCAGTCTCATCCCGGTTGATATGCAGCGGCCGGCGATGATCGTGAGGGGCATGAAGCAGTGGTTTGCTGCGCGCGATCGCTTCGAACATAGTGCCCTGTGCATCGCACCGAACGTGAGCGAGCCGTGGGACTTTTTCGATGATGGTTGTGTTGCCCGACAAGTCGATTCGACGACTGGTGCACATGAATTGAAGCTTGCCCAAGCTCAACTCACCCGGTTCATCGGGCAACAGCTGCAGCCCATTGAAAATCTGGTTGGTGATACTCTGGTCATTGTTCAGCCCAACGATACGACGATTATCGTGGCGGCGCAAGTTGGCCAAACGCAAGTGAAGATGACGGCGTCCAGCCGCATCACCACTCCGGCCAACGTGTGCAACAATGCGACGGTAGTGGTTGGCAAAATTGAAGCCGGGCTCGAGCACGAACTTGCCATCGGCCGTGTCAACATTACGTTTGGCGGAACCAGCAACTGCCAAGTGCAATTGCACAGCGGCACGTGCGATTTGCTTGGGCCAATGCGCGTTTTGATTGGCAGCGAGGCCACTGTGGCCGAAATCCGCTTCCTTTGTGCGGCAACGTGGGCAACAACCCTTGCCCTCGTGACTCCAAATGGCAAAGTGGACATCCCCCTTGCGGGAGCCGCCCGCCAAGTTGACTACCATCTGGCGAAGAAATGGCGAAAAATCGAAAGCAAGATCGCCAGTTGGACGTCGAACTCAACCATCGCTGGTTGGTTGCGCTCTTTGCATCTGCCAAGCTGGCCAGATGTGTCCGGCTGGATCACCGATGCGGCTCTGCTTTTGCTTGCCGCAGCAGCTGTTTCGGCTGGCATGTGGCCTGTCGGGGTCGCTTTTGCCCTGGCAGTTATGGCCAAGCACATGGCGTTAGCCAGTGCTTCGGACCTGCCAATCAAAGCACTCGGCACCGCTTGGAAGACGGTCGTCATGGGACTTGATGCAGCAGTTGCAAACACTGCTGTCCATGAGAGCGTTTTCACGCGCTGGCTCGAAGCATGCATTGCTTGCTTGGGAGCTGTTGCCGCGGGGAACAATATCTCGGGAGCAGTTGTTGCGTTCGTCGTCATCTGGTGGGCGCTTTGCAATGTGCGCGATGTGCCGCACTTGATGTGGCGCGTTTACGCGTCGACGCTTGGCTTGAGCATGGTCGGAGGTGACAGAGCCAGCCACGTTGCATTGGCCGTGCATCGCGCAATGAGATTGCGAACTGATGGCTTTGCCACAGTCCGCGGCCGTCGTGACACGTGGCCAGCACGCACCACGAGCGGTCGCAGCAAGCTTGCGTCTGTTATTGGGCAGAGTGCGATGATGGTGAGTGTTGGCGCTTTGGTGGCAACGGCGTGGTGCTTTGACTGCGGGACAGAAGTCGTTGTGGTAATACTGATGGCGGCAGCCACAGTAACCGCCATAAAGGCGCTTGCTTTGTTCGCAGACAGACCTATTTTCACTTCGAAAGGAGGAGAATTGGTCGGGCAAGATGCCGTCGAAGCACTCAACGCGATCGCAGTTGACGCCGACAACGTGCCGTTCAACGGTGCGTACGTTTCGCGGCGGGACGGCTACTACATCACAGCGCAACATGTGCTCGACAACGCTGGGGTCACATTCCCACAGCTCTGGTCAACCACAGACATGGCCATCGGTGCGATTTGGGAGAGCGAAGATGGAGAGGCGAGGCGTATCCCTGATGCCGTTGCCTGGATGACGCGGCGCCCATATGTAGGCACGGTGTCCAGCAATTTTGCCGTCCACAATGGCAAGAAGGTGGTGTCTAAGGCGAGTCGCCTAGGCTTCGTCTTGTTGTCAGAGGGGCGCAAATTGAGCGGGCGCGAGGCCCAAGGACTTTCCGGATTTATCTGGAAGTTCAACAATGGAACGCCACGTGGGCATGAAATTGTCCAAACCGCCGTCAATCGCGTCAGCGGCATAATGGCCGAACCATTTGGCATGATCACCCACTTCATCCGGGTTGGCAACAAAATTAAAGCTGAGCAAGCCCCCGTTGACGCGCTCCCGAGCAAGGCGTTGGGCGTTGATTCCACGTCAGACGAAGAAGTCGCTCGGCGACACCTCGGTGATCGTGTTTTCGATGCTGAGGGATATGAATTGGTGAAGCCGCGAAGGGTGTGGCGCAAGATCGGGCTGATCGGCCGCCGGGCTATCCTCGACGCGATGAAACACGATGAAGTCAACGGAGCGCTGGAATATGTCCGCAAAGCGTGGGCGAACAACCGAGGGCGGCGATTCACCCCTGTGCCCAGCACAAGCAGTGAATCAGACGGCGGCCCCAAGAAGCCGGCATCTGCCCCTGGGCCAAAAGGAAAGCTTGCGGGTGAGCCCAGCAAGCGCAAAGTCTGGCTCACTTATGGCAAGGACATTGCCAAAGGGTTGAGTCACGCTGACTGGGTTAGCCTGCTCGCTGACCTTAAGAAGACGAAGCATGCCCCGAAATTTGAGCCAAGGCAGTGGTATGGGTCGATGTATGATTGGAAGGCCGATGGAGCGTCGAGCACGAGCGAGAGTGAGGCTGAAAAGCCCACTACTAGCGCGCGCGCGAGAGCAGGTGATTGGCGCCGGAGGGCACAACGCAAGAAAGGCGGAACTCCCAAAGTGAAAAGCGTGCCCAGTGGCAGCGACGTAGAGAGGAAATGTGGCACCCCAATTGAGACCGAGAAGTGGAAACGAGTGGCCCGCGAACGCACTCGCCAGTCGACAAACATAATGAAGTCGGGAGACTTGTTGCCTTTGTCGGCTGAAGAGGACCTTGCAGCGGTTGTTGGTGCCTGCATGAGGCCTCTGTGGGAAGCAATGCCCCCAGAGAAACGACAGCAACTGTTGCAGCCGGTGAAAGGCCTGACTGAGCAGGAACGGGTTGACGCGAACCGGTTCCGAGAGCTGGCGAGAGCTAGCCCGAGATCGAGGAGGAGCCCTGGACATTGGCCAGAGCCGCCTTTTTGGGCGGTCATTGGCGCCCAAGCTGCTGCCGCGTACATTCGCGAGCCGAGGCTTCAGGAACCACCTGATTACGTCGTCGACAGTGTGAGCGAGTGGGAGCTTGACAGTGTTGATACTGCAAGCCTTCGCCACCGACTGGTGACCGAGTGGCAAGCAAAACAGCGCGCCGTCACACCGCGAAGTAGCCTAAGTGGAGGTGAGGTCATTGGGCCCATCTTGGCACCTGAGAGCGACAGTGACTCCAGTGTGCACGAGTGGGCCAACTCTACGGCCTCGTCAGACCGATCCGCTGAGGCGGTCACTGCGGCTGTCGATGACAAGTTGCGGGAAATTGGCGTGGCGGAGGCCAAAATTCGCGCTTTGATGGCAGAATTACACGCACTTCGGTCGAGTGCATCAACATCAGGCACGGAGGTCACCAACCCAACTGAGACTACATCCCGTGAGTTTGAGCGACAGCGGAGGAATAAGAAAGCAAGGTGTGGTGTGACCAGGCCGTGCGCACGAGTTGCGAAAGTGTGCGCCACCTTTCCTGCCGCCGACATGGCTGGAGCCAGCCGGGAGAGCGGGAGCGGTGAGCGCCGCGGTAACAAGCCTGTTGAGCCACGGAGGCAAGAGGTAGCCTCCGGTGCTGCTGCGACTGCCGACCAACATGACAAAATCGTCGCTGCTGCTTTGGCCGGAGGAGAGCGCCGCCCTAACAAGAGGGGCGTGGTCGCAGTGCAAAAGGCCAAAGAGAAAGGCGTGTGGGACAACGTTTTCAACTTCAGTAAAGTTGAGGAACACACTCGCGCCCAAATTCGATGGAAGCAAGGTAGGCCGGAAGCGCCTCGAGGTTGCATCTGGTTGAAGGCTCGCGGTCAAAGCTACCTGGTGCGGTCAAAGTTGCCATCCCAGGGCTCAGACGACGGCAGTTTCGGGGGGACGAGCAGCCGGGTGAGCATTGAGGAGCGCGAATACCGCACTTTCTTGGAACTCCAAGAAGAACTGCGGCGCGACAACCCAGACCAGGAGTTCCTCCGCCAAGCTGACAAGCTGGAGAAGGAATTGGACCGCAATGCGGCGCATGCGCGAGCCGTTGCTGGGCAACCCGATGTCGCTCGGGAGCGCCGGAAAGCCAGGCACGACATGGTCACTGAAATGGCAAAACAGCGACGTCGCGACAGATTGGATCGAGAACACGAGGAGTATTGGGCTCAATATGCCCATCATCCGGCCACGTCGCAAAGGGTCTGGGTACGAAGCGATCTAGGCGCTAGGCCAAGCGGGAACGAGCAAAGCTGCTCCAGCCGCGGCAACCAAAGCGAGCGATCCCAAGGCTCTCAGGATGTGCGAATTCGGCGCCATGCCGGGCCCGGTGATGAAGGCCAGGACCCGATCGAGTTTTGGCAAAGATGGCAGCGGGAGCCCAAGCATGATTTTGCTGAGCATAGGCTGGCCACTGATGGCGTTAACGCCACAGTTGCCCAGTGCCCTGCTGGCCTTATTGCGCCAAGACACGTGGCCGAAACCTTCGGTTTGCCTGTTGGTGATGCCATTGGGGAAGACCTTGTATTGGTTGGAGGACCTAAACGACCGACGTGGACTGACTCGGACGTGGAAGAAACCAATATTGGCCCATTCATCCCTGCTTCGTCGCAATGGGCAGCCGGGTACTTGTATCCGTTCCCGAAGCGATCAAGTGGGTGGAATGAACAGCGAGCACTCGCAGGCCATGACATCAGGCCGCTGCTTGGGAAAGCAGAAGCAAAGGCCCCGGTGAGAGTCGGCGCTGCACAAGACGCACTGGACGGTATGTCCGGGCGCATCGTGACGGTCAACTGGGTGCGATGTGGTCAGCTTGTTGAAAGCGACTTTATCGTCACCGAATCCGAGGCGGATCCCCAGGGCACCACGTGCCGCTTGCTTGCAGCTGGGCGATTGAAAGCGGAAGAGTGGCCCACCGACGCGGACAAGACACCGTTGATGCGGAGTAAACTTCGTGACATCGAGTGCGACATTATGCAATGGAAACTGCAGGAGCGATCTTCCATTCTGCCAAGCTGGATCATCATGCTTGCCTCACAGCTTCGACTGGAGGTGGCGTGTGTTGAAACAGACAGTAGGTTGGAAGAAATGCTTTGGCAGCAGTCGCGCAAAGAGCTGGCGGAAGGAAACATTAGGTTCTCCGCAAAGTATTGGATTGCATTGCACGCCATGGCTCTTGGTCTTGGTGGTCAGCAATCGTCCTTTGCCGATGAACAACGGACTGTGTGCTGGGTGCGACTCAATCTGAGCTCAATCTGGCACCGCATCAGTGGAACAGAACGACGAGTGAGCGTGGCTGAGGGGCTGCGAAGATTGTTTGGCTCCGGCTCGCTAGCTCTAGATGTTGCCCTTAACACTCAAGCGAACTTGCCGACCATGGAACGAGTCCGAGCTGTGGCCCTGCGCCAGTTGCGAGATTGTGCGCAAGCAGGGGGTGTTGCGACTTTTTGTAAATTGCGCACTGCTCAGGTTGGCATGCCAGTCGATCTGGTAGCTAGCTCCACCATCCACCCAGGGTTCGGGTTACATGCGCAAGGGAAGGCCTTGCTGCTCCATTACCGGGTCACGGCTAACGTCGGATCCCGTGGATGGGCGGTTGTGCGTGATGGGCACCTCGCCACTAATCATCATGTGGTGGGCGATCGCACTCTTGGCCTGGATGTGACGCTCGGAAATGGCGATGAGGCGCGAGACATCAGCGTGCGATGGGCACCGGCACAGACAAATCGTGACCCCCAAGGTGACGTCGTGACGACAGGCAACTGGCACTATGACGCGGGACAGCCTGGGGACGTCGGTTTTGTTCTAAACCCCCAGATGCGGAAGTGGCGCGCATTCATCTGCCTTCAGGCGGATTTTGAACTCCGCGAACACGGCGAGGGCCGGTTCGCGCAGTGGTGCCCAATCGAAGTCACGTTTGGTGAGGACGGACTTCCTGAGGACTTCACCATGTGCGCCACGAGCAGCTACTGGGGGATGTCGGGCAGTCCAATTGTTGGAGTTCGCGGCGAAGTGTTCGGCACGTATGGCGTGGTTGCGCGCATGGCGGATGAAGGTCATCAGAGCAACATCACGCGCATTGACCCCATTGGGGCCACTGCAGCGCTCTGTTGGCCCGAGTTAGTTGCCAGCGTCGTCAATGTTTGCCAACAGGAGGCGACGGCGAAAACACCTCTGATTGTGATGGGCACAGGGCTTGGGAAATCTACTCGGCTTGTGCCGATGATTTCACTTGCCTTGCAAGATTTCGACACTTGTCGCGATGTGGTGTTACTTCAGCCCCACCGCGCGACTTGCCGGAACACTTTTGAGCGGTGTGCTTCTCAATTTTGGCCCCAATTATCTGAACGTGGGATCAGCCTTGAAATGAAACACGGTGGTGCACAGGGCGGTAAGCCCGTGCATCTAACGCGAATTGCCCCGAACGCCAAGGCAAAGCTCACCATTATGACGTATGGCATGGCTGCCGCTGCTCCAGTCAGTTGGCCCAAATCACTTGTTGTGATGGATGAGATCCATTTCGACGACGCGAGTGTGTTGCTCCTCCGTGACTTGGTGCGCGCAGAGGTCATTCGGCCGCACACCACGATCGCCATGACCGCCACAGAGCCCGCAGGTTGGGATGAGTGGCTCGAGCTCCTCGGAAAGAAGATTGCCGGCGTCTCGATGCCGATCGTGGACAAAACATTAACTGTCATGGCCCACGGTGATTACTGGGGCCACGATCGGCTGGTGCCCATGTTTTGGCAAAAGGACGGTGACAAAATCGGCACACGGGCAATGTGCGGTGAAGGAGCGAGCGTCATGTGCATGGAGCGTGAATCGCTTCAGACGGGCAACATACTCGTGTTTGTTCCAACGCATCGAGCTGCGGAACAACTGGCAGCAGAGTGGAACGACCACGCGGATCAAGTTGGTGATCGACATGCCGTCTTCGCATACAGCGGCAGGCTTGACAGCCTTGCCACATTGAGCGATGAGGGCAATGCGGTTATCTTCGCCACCGATGCCATCTCCACCGGAGTCACGCTACCGCGGATTGCCGTCGTGGTCAGCTGCGGTGTGCGTTTTCGCCCGATTGCGCGATGGGACCCAAAGGACCGAGCGGAAGAAAGTTGGTATTGGACCGTTCAATCTGGGCCAATTACCATTCAAGAAATGAGACAACAACGAGGGAGGACCGGACGGACGTGTGCAGGAACTCACTATGCAGCACCAATGGTGTACGGCGAACATGCCGACACCGATGCTGCAGAGTTCGAGGCCATGTGGAAGATGATCATAGCGAACCAAGACGGATGGGCGTTTAAAGAAAATGCGAACGCCTGGAAGAATTGGGACGCTAGTCCGGTCACAAGGCGCTACCACGATTTCCTCGTGGGAGCCCTCGACCGGCCCGGGGACAGGTCGGGAGAGACATTCCCGGTGATCCCTCAACTACGAAACAAAACGCGATGGCTCAGCGAGTGCGGCTTTGATGCATTAGGTCTCAGCCACGCCACAGAGATCCCAATTGTGTTGTGGCTTCACATTGTTGGGCAGCAGGACACCAATGATTGGGTTGAGGCGGGGAAGAAAGTTGATAAAGCAAACTTCGTCTCACGCCTTAGCACCGGTCGTTTTGGTTTGTTCAAGACTCAGGCTGCATTGAAACGATTTGCGGAGCACTGTGTTTGGAGCCCAACTGCCTCTGAGGCAGCTCGGGCGGCATTGCGCCTTCCAAGCGGCATAAATCTTCGTGAGGGAGGGGCCGGAACCATCGGATGGTTTATTACTGACCGACAGCTCACTAGCGTGCATTGGAGTGAAATAACAATTGAGCGCATTGAGCCGGGGCGTGGGCACACCGGGGTAGCAAACCAGCTATTATCGGAAGCCCACTACCTAGCTAGTGCGCGCTTTGATCTCCGAAGCGCGAAGAAAGAGCTCGAGGGCATGGATGAACCGACCTATGGCAGCCCCAGAATCCTCACAAAGGTAAAATCCGAGAAACAGTCGTGCTTGGAGCTCCCTGACATTAATATGGGAGCTGGTACTGCTGTTGTGGCGGGCGTGATCGCAGCTTACGCAGTTGCAAACTACCTCCTAACACCCAAGGAGATTCTCCCACATGACGTCTATGAGGTTGAATTGGCGGCAGCGGCCGGTGAGGCCATGGCGCAATGGAAACAAATGCCCCAATGGCGGTCCTACACAATGATCGATCGGTCAGTCGGCGGCGTGATCCAGCAGATGATGGCTGACACTGCCACATCGGTGTTTGGATCAATGCCACTGATCAACCAGTTGGCTCAGTGGGTGGATCGCTTTAGGAGCAATTGTAGTACCGAGCGCCAGTCGTCCAGCATAGTCCAGGACGTCATCGAGTGGATCAGTCGAAATGTTGCCTGGCTGTGGTCTGAAGTCAGAGAACTCATTGCTGAGGTTTATCATAAAATCCAGCAAGTGGGTGTTTGTGACTGGATCGCAGCCAACATCCCAGCTATTGGAGGGTGCGCCGTAGCAGGCGGCTTGGGCGCGATGCTAAATGCAATGTGGGACCAAAGCCCTGTGTTTTGTGTTCTCACTTGTGTGGGCGTCAGCATGCTGGCCAAAGCTGCAGCGTCCCTCAGCTGGCAAGTGTCTAGCGCACTTGCATTGGGGTGGGCAATCGAGAGCTGTTGGCGAATGTGCAAAAATTGGGCGAGCGAGCGCAACGAGACAGAAGGAGCCGCCAAGTGGGCAAGTGGGAAGAGCACCGTTCCCGTCGATAGGGCCGAGAAAATGCCCATCTACGGTGCGGGAGCTGGACTCACGATTGTTCTCAGTCGGTTGATGAATGAGACTGTGGCAGCGCGAGCGTTCAATAAGGCAACTGATTTGCCTATGGTGCGCAATGCTGCTCTTGCACCAGTTAGCACGAGTGATGGCTCTGCAGCCACACTTGCGTTAACAATTTTGCAAGCGTATCGACTGTCCCAAGTGAAAACGTGGGGGCAAGCGGAAGGATTGCGAGCCGTTGGTATGGCCGTGCAAGCTTACAATGCCCTTTCCTGCGGCAACGTTTTTTCGCTGCTAGCTGGTATGACAGTTGTTGGCGTACTGTACTCTTACAGCGCACATGCAAAGAAGGAGGGTAAGGATAAGGCGGTGTCTTACGGCACGAATCTGAAGGCTGCCTCGCATGAGATGGTCGACGAAAAAATGAGGAGTGAGGGCGACAACGTCGAACGGCATGTTCAAAAGGCCGTGGAAATTGCGTGCATTGCACTCGGAATTTACACGTGTCCTTACACTGCCGTCGTGATGGCCATGTCAGCCGGCCTTGAGTATCTGCGAAGACAGTTCGGTCAGAGTGAAGGTTCAAAATCATACCTCACTATCTGCGCTGATTCGACAGGTACTGGTTTATTTTTCTCAGCCTTGCAGCTGGCAGTCAACGCCGTGTCATTGCTGCAGAAGAAGACCAAGACGGCGCCAACTGAGAGGCAGGCCGGCGTGCCGGAGCTCATCGAGAGCATCTTTGGTGCACTCAAGGGCCTCGGCACTTTGGCGAGAACGTTGTTTGAGTGGCTCGCGGGGCTTGCGCGCACCTTATCTTCATGGTTTGGAGGCAAGGCTTTGTCGGCGGTCGATGCCGTTGTCGACACGTTCGCTGATTCGGCCCGCCGGAGATTCGGTGTGCTTGGCTGGCTTATACCATCTAGCCGGCCGGTGACTGAAGAACAATTGCAGCCTGCAGTAACGAGCATTGATTATGAGGAAATCGGCGCCGAATCCGAACTCGACGTTGATACTGAACGATGGCTAACTGACGAAAGCTTGGCGACGTTGAAGCAGTTGCGGATGCCTGCCATCATCTGCGTCGCCTCCCCATTGGTTCCGGCAATGGAAGGACAACAATGGTGCGCAGCAGGAGTGCTTGACCTCCGCGGCGTCACAGAAGGAGTCGAAATCGGACGACCATGGAGTGAAGTTGCGTTCGACTGGGCTAGCAGTGGTGCGGTCATGGAGCGCGTTAGGTCGTTTGATGACCAACGCGTGAAAAGCCCGTGTCAGTATGCTGTTGTCATTGTTGGGCACCCAGCGTGTGGAGACGCCATCCAAAGAACACACAACATTTGGCAACCATTTGACGTTATAGTTGAAGGATTTGCTGTTTGTTTGATGGGAGGCGAATTCCATGTTGAGATGGACCAGCGGCAACGGGGCTTGCTCAAGCCAATCGCAATTGCACTGCAAGGCCGAACCGACATTGTTGGACAGCGGCCCGGAATGGCCATGTTTGGTGGCGATGCGGGCTGGGTCGGCGTCGTGGATGAGATGAAGCGATGCGGCAAGCTCCCGAGCAGGTGGCCCACCTCACCTGCCGCTGCCAGCGACTTGTGCGATGTTGCTTGGTTCCTTGAACCAAACGGCGTCGACGTGCAGAAGCAACAAGATGGGTACCTCGATTTTTGGAGGGCGGTGGTCGGCGAAACCATCGGTCAGCTGGGAATGTTTAACACCCAGAAACCCACGCCCAAGCATCGAGTTGTGGACATCATCCAACACCAACCCATGGATGTTGCCGAAGTGCTGCGCAAGGCGCGCCAGATTGCTGACGCAAATGAGGTTAGTCACCCAGTTGCTGAAGCAGTCGGAACAGACAGCCAATGGATTGTTGGCGGAGTGGTGGCCGTGCTCGGGCCGCATAAAGGCGTATACTATCACAACAACGATAGTGGGAACCACGACACGCCTGAGATAACAGACGAGACCATCGACACTGCGACTGTGAGGCTGAGGCGGTTCTGGGACCCCAAGCTTGACGCCAAAGTTCGTGACGTCGGGCGTGTGTTGATGCCGAGTGAGCTGGTCGGTAACGGGTATAAGCCTGCGTGCGCAAAGTTCCATTTAATGGACATCAACACAAGCTTTGCCCGGGACCGACATGTCATCTGGGACTTGACTGCAGGCACGGGCGGTTTTCTCCAATACTTGTCGATGTTGTATAACACGGCTAAAGTTGAGGTGTACTACCATGCCATGGTGGGTGTTGGCAGAGCCACCCCGAATGTTGAAGTCCCTGCCTCACTTGGCACCGGCGCACGATTTCACGCCTTACTGCCACAGAGTTGGCGTGAGAGCGGTGTCACCGACTTGCGGGACCAACGCTGCCTCACCGCAATCAACTCACAAGCCACCAAAGAACGACCCGATCTTATCGTGTGTGATGCCGGGGAGTGGATGATGCTTTCGACACAAGAGGCCAAGTGGTACCTTCGGGGAACGCCGAACCTGATCAACAGCGTCGGGAAAATTGTCCGCAACCTTGCTCCAGGCGGGAGACTGCTCATTAAATTTATGGGCATGAGTTGCTCTTTGTGCGATGCCATTCAGGCTAACCTTGATTGCTTTACCCGGTACAAGGTCATCTTTGCCGGCACAACAGTCATTGGGAGTCGCGAGTGGTATTTGCTCTGCGAAGGCTTTGGCGAGAATGCGCACACCAACCTAGGCGCATTAATGCGTCAGGTCAGGTGGGCGCTATGGCAACGTCTGAATGCCGCATTCGGCCAGTGGGCATCAGCAGAACGACGTGGTGGGGTAAGAGGAACCCCGTTCCCTGACCCCGGACCGTACGGACGTGCCGCCAACCATGGTGGTGAGTTAGTATCGCCTGCTAGCCACCCCGCCCGCCGAACGTACATCAATTCGGAGGGCGTGAAGTTCGACCCTGAGGTGGACAAGCGATTACAGCTTGTCCTCTCTGAGTGGCGGACTAATGTCGATGGCAGAATTCGCTTAGACAGTGGCGCTTGCTACGTCTTTGAAAAAGTGCTGCATCTCGGCATGGTGGACAAGCGCGTGAGAGGTGGTCAACAACACCACTTTGTCAACGAACTCGCCAGCTTGGTTCTGAAAGATGGCTTTGGCTGGACCATGGCTGGAAGCGCGGTCGGACATACCGACATATCGCCTGCCAGCATGATGGAAAGCCATAAGAAACGATTGGATCTTTTACCCAGCGATCCACCTGTGGAAGCCCAAACTCTGCTCATCAAAGTCAGAGACAACATCTATACGCCTGGCGGTCGAGAGAGCCACGGACGTTTCCGGCCCGCCCTGCTTGGGGATGGCCGAATTGACTTTGATCGAGTGTGGGGATGGTGTAATCCCAAAGGTGCCGGCGGGAGGTTCGACGCTGACGGTAAAATCAAAGAATTGATTTCGACGCGCGAGGGGCGTGATCGTTGTCAGAGGGCATTCGACTCTCTTGTTCGAGGTGAGTGTGGGCCCACCTATTTTACGAGCAGGGAGAAGAAAGAGACGAAAGGGGTGAAGGACGTGGACGCGGAAGGACGATTGTTGCCTGAGGCTTGCGCCCAGGTACAAAAGTCAGGTGAAGCTCGGCCTGGCCTGAGCGTCACCCCAAGGCAAATTCAATTTGCCGATGGCCCATCCCGCGTTTGCGACCTTGTGTTGTTTGGCGAAATGTTGTACCATGACAGCAAAGTGTGCCGATTAACATACGGAAAAATTCCAGGTGTCCCCTTACCCGTAATGGCTACAGCCATACGAGGCGCCTGGGACGAGTACGTCCCCCAACAGTGGCGCGAAGTTGGACCGGAAGACGACGCCTTCGATCCGATGACGCAAATGATGAGGGCTCGCGTTCGACCATTGGAAGGAGCTGGGAATTTCCCAGTGGCCGGCGCATCAGGCGACTTCAGCAAATGGGACGGAACTGTGTCGCGGTTTGACCTCTTGAGTCTAGAGATGGAAGTTGTGAAATGCCTCAGTGCACCAGAGTGGCACGAGACAATACACAACAGATATCGCCATTTCACATGGGGAATTACTGTGACAGACAACAACGCAGTTTTCGTCCGCATGGGCCAGCGAGCATCTGGAGATCAATTCACATCATTCGGCAACACACTGCTGAATTCGATCTACCAGTTTGCCGCCACTGCCGAGGCACTCGGCATCTCCGCCGAAGAAGTTTGCCAACCCATTAGTCATTTGGACTTCATGTTCAAAGGCGTCAAGAAAACTGCATGGCTCCATCGCGTGACGCACTTCTGTGATGGGGACGACAACCTCCATATCGGATTTGCGCCTGACATCGAGGCAATGGCGAGTAGCGCTCCGACGTTCATGACGCGGTGCGGGAAAGTCATTCACGCGGAAGGCAAGGAGGGGTACGCGGTCACGCAGACGTTTGAAAATTTGAGTTTTTGCTCACACAGTTTCATACGCTGCGTTGTTGGACCTAGCAATAGGACCACGGAGCGGTGGGTTCTCCAGAACGCAAGTCGGAAACGGCTTAACGAATTGCTGACCCCCGCCGATCGTTTGACCTACATGCCCTACCGGAGCCTTGCCGTGATCTTCGGCAAGATGGGGGCCACGATGAAGATTTGGTCAGTTGCTGGGATTGCGAAAACGGACGAGCAGAAGAGCTTGGCTATGAGCATCACTCGCGGGAAGGCGCTCAGTTACCTCCTGCAGTATGCACACATACGCCGAGTTCAGCTCGCTGCGCTTGCGATTCTGGCACTGACCGGGACTGGCGAATGTGTTTTCGAACGGGGGGGCGTCATCAACCCCCGAGAGTGGCTCGAAGCGGATACGACACCGCAAGGCGCACTTGAAAGCGTCTACGGAGTTCGTTCCCTTGAGGATATCCAATTGATGCCCGTGGAGCTGGAAGCGCGCTTGTACGAGCCAGTTCGCTACAATGCGAAAGTGTGTGGCGAGTCGACAACTCGCACAGTGGACCAGGCCGTGCTTGCATTGCAGCGCTTGCGCATTTATAAGGGCAAGGGCAAGGACATGTCGCTCCATGAAGAGGAAGTCTTTAGCCTGAGCCCGCATATTTACGCAGCGTGGTTCAAAGCCACTTGGCTCGTGATGGGCGCGCTCGGAGTTGACCATGGCGAAGATGCCAGGAAAATTCGAGCTAGCTTTGAAGAGCTGAGAAACAAGCCATGGAGAGAGAGGAGTGCTGCTGTCAACTCCATCATACGACAAAGCACTTACAACATCCCTCAGTGGACAGAACCCGAAAGTAGCGCACCAAAATCGGCTGCAACTCTTTCGGAAATTCACCCGCTGACTCTCTTCCATGCGCCGCCCCTGATGAGTTGTGCGCCCAACGTGGTTCGCGTGATTGTCATGCCATGGACAAGTCACTACACTTGGGTGTCAGCGCACATGGAGCGGTTGGTCTTTGATCCGTCCACGGCGTGGCGCCATACGGTTCAACCAATGTGGCCCGGCGTTGGTAAAGCAGACAATCAGCTTTACATGGACACGCAAGCGGGAGCGGTCTTCCGCCGCGCTTTTGCTGAATGGGCCAGTGAGCGACGAAGTTTGTTGGCGGGAGCCGGCAGCAGAGCGTTGCTCGTTCCTGACATCGACTGCCTGCGAGGCCTAATGTCGAGCCAATTGCAACCAATTTTGGTGGCAACCGTCGACGAGCCGGAAGGTGGTGACGAGTGGCTCTCGCATCGCCTTGCGGCAGCGAACGCCGTTTTCGCAGGAAGTCAACGAGTTGAAGGTGTCATTAACCTCAACAACGTTCTTCATGACAGGCCTACTGCGGAGCGGCGTCTCGCCAATACCATCACCCAAAGTGGCCGCGCTGATGTTCGCGTTGGTGCGGTCGTTATGGGTTGTCGGTCGGCAAAGGACGCAGAAATGATTGGGCTAGCCACCCGAGACTGTTCAATGACGTGGCGAGAAACCTGCACAGGGGGAATACTGTGCAGGTGGATTTATCAGCGACGGATGTGTGAACCGGCAGGTCCGACGCTCTTGCTATGCCCAACAAGACACGATGCACTGGCGGCGGGACTGCCGGTGTGCGGAGTGGTAGATCAACTCGAGCCCCACGAGGCGATCAAGCACGTCCGCAAAAGCGCCCTGGCGCTTTCTGAGGGCTCGAAAGGTGTGACGGTGAAACACCTGGTTGCACGATGGACGTAAGTGCCACGTGCAACCAAAACTGCAAACCTCAAGGCCCAACAAACCAGGTGGGTGATCCCCAAAACAATCCAGGTATGGAGGTAAGGTATGTGCGGCTGTGCGCATACGGAGGCCGGCACCTGAACCAAGCCGGAAGGAGACGGAGGACCGCGCATACATCGCGCTAACATCGTCAGCATTTCCAGGAAAGTGGAGTGCAAACAGCAAACTGTTGGAGGGCGCACGAGCAGCAACGTTTCGAGCGCAACGACTACAGCCGAATAGTCGTGGAGGGCCCGCAGTATAAATAGGGCATGGAGTTGGAGGAACACAACACCAACAATGGCCGCAGAAATGCGCGCGTTTAGCAAGCGCGGCTCTCCAGTGATGGTTAGCAAAATTGCTAGAGTCCCGACTCTCCAAGCGGGCGCGTGGTGGCGTTAACACCAGGCTGCCAACCTATAGTGGCTGCCCGGAGCGAGCACATCGGTCCATCACGGCGAGTGGCGCAGGCGTGATTATTTAGCCCGTCAGCTTGACGTTAACTGCCACTTTGGTTGAAGTGTGATCAACCGTGCCTGGGGCGAGCATATCGGCCCATCACGGCGAGTGGCGCAGGCGTGATTATTTAGCCCGTCAGCCTGACGTTAACTGCCACTTTGGTTGAAGTGTGATCAGCCATGCCCGGAGCGAGCATATCGGTCCATCACGGCGAGCAGCGACGGCGTGATTATTAGCTCGTCACCAGACGTTAATTGGGACTATGGTTGTAGTATAAACAATCATCGTAATGGTCGGCATCATTGCGATTATCAGTGCCCTCAGTCGGAGGTTGTCGACCCGAATTGAGTATAGACAAACCCTATAGCCCGGCGACGGGCAGGGGAAGTGCAGGACAGCGCCCCGAGGAAGAAAAGGCAACTGGTAGTTGGATAGAAATTCCGCCACTGCACACATTGGGTGCTAACCAGTGTGGCGGATACGTGTGATACCATCAGAGGTACGTCCAACTTCCTGCAGAAAGAGAAAATAAAGAAAGTGAATGGCGACATGACACAGGCATTTTATAGTGGCTGTACCATGTGCACAAGCCAGGTCCAGACGTAAGATGTCTGACTTGTCGCCATTGGGTAAGACCTAAACACACGAGAT